GGGTCAGCTGAGCAGGTGCGCGAGCCCCAGAAGCGGAAGCCGTCACGGCGGATCAGCGTGGTGACCTCGTCTGCGTTGAGCAGGCCGGCGTCGGTGGCGGGGTCCTGCAGGTCGAAGTAGATGTCCTTGGACAGGCCCGACACGCCGTTGACCGGCACGTTGGAGAGGGTTTTGTGCCAGCCGACCTGCTCGTCCAGCTTGGCGCGCAGGCCCAGGGCGCGAGCGATGGCGCTGGCCGGCGCGTTGGCGTTCGCCACGGTGTCCCAGGAGACGAAGTCCGGCCAGATCAGCATCAGTTCACGCGCACCGAAACCGGCGCGGTAGGCAATGGCATCGCTGACGGTCTCGCAGCCGTAAGCGTTGGCATAGGCGAAGCCGCGCAGCTTCTCGGCGATGGAGATCAGCTCGGTGGTAACCGGCAGCGAATCGAGCCCAGGCACGCCGAGGATGCGCGGCTTGACGCCGAGCTGGGCCTCAGCGGCCAGCAGCGCCTTCATGCCTTGGTATTGGCCCCCAGCGCTCACGCCGCCGATGATGTTGCTAGTGGTCTCGGCCTCGGTGGCGCCTTCTTCCACGCGTACCACAACGGTGACGGGCGACGCTTGGTCGGCGATTGCATCCAGGCTGCGCGCCAGGGTGCCCAGCTCACCGGCGGAACCGGAAGCGGTCAGCACGTCAGTGAGCAGCACGGGCTTGTTGAGGGGAAACTTGACCGCATCGGCATCGGACGCGGTGCAGACCATGCCCACCACGGCGGTGGAAACGGTGCGAATGGGGCGGGTGCCTTCGTTGATTTCGAGGACGCGGACGCCGTGATGGTATTCGGTGGCCATGGGGTTGAGGCTCCTGGGCGAGTGCCGGATCAGTGAGCCTTGAGGGTGACGCGCGCGCGCAAGGGGCGCACGCGGCGGGCTGTGTAGCGATGGGGGCTACAGCACGGACAAGAAAAAGCCCCGGCTTGCGGGGCTGTTCTTCCAGCAATGAATCACGCCGCGGCATTCCCGACGCCAGCCACGGCCGCCTCGATCGCTGCGATGGTTTGCTCGGCAAGCTGCTGCGCCTGCTCGACCTTGCCGGCGGCCATCAGCGTGCGGATCTGCTCCTTGGCGGCCAGCCGCGTTTCGCGGATGACATACAGCGCCTCGGTGTACGCCGCAGCCTCGGCCAGGATGCTGTCCGCCGCCTGCTGCGCGGTGCGGCCGTTGATGGCCCAGGCGGCGACGGTGCGGGGCACCGCGTCTGCTGGGTAACCGGCATCAGCGAAGGCCTGTGCCTCGATGCGGGTGCGGTCGTATTCAACAGCTCGCAGCGGGTCGCCGGCAACGCGGGCGCGCGCTGCGTCTGCGGACGCATCGACTGACTCCAATAGCTGAACCAACAGGTCGTCGTGAGAAGGTCCCGGAAGATCAAGTAGGATCGGATAGCCGTCGGCGTCAGCGGCAATGCGGCGGCGTTGCGAAACACCCGCGAGCAGCTCGTCGCGGTGGTCGGCTGTGATTTCAACGGCGTCGGCCGGCAGCTTGCAGTCGGGATTAACGACCTCCACCAACGGCGCTTCGACGCTCAGATCGGGTACCAACAGCGGCAATGGCTCGGCCGTGTCGTTGAATACTGTCTCGCCGTCGATTGCCGCTTCTTCGCCTGGCTGGAGAAGAACTTCAGTTGTCGGCCGTACCCAGTCAGGATCTGGCACGAAACGAGTGCGAGCGCCATGTATTTGCGTGTCATAGAAGCCGCGCTCCGCAGCGCTGAAGAAAATGCTCATTTAGTACCCCCACGAATACACATAGGCATTGCCCTGGTTGTTTCCAATATCGTTGGCGTAGAACATTTGTGCGCCCGTTTTGCTGGAACTATACGTTTTCCAGCTCTTGACCTGATTTAGGTCGGTTCCATGGTCCTGTGCATGAACACCCAAGCAGGCGTTCGGGTATGCAACCGGCCAGATAACTTCAGCGAGCGTCTGCGGGCTTGCTACGGTGCCCGTTGTCGTCCACTGAAAAATGAACTCCCGCTTGACGCCGGCGCTGTCGCGATACGGAATCGTGATGTAGCCAGAGCCGCCCATGCTGCCAAGGCCGAGCATGCCGGCGATCAGGGTCGCTCCGGTGACGGCGCGCGTTGCGTCGCCTGCTGCAACCTCGGCGGCAGTTGCCAGCTCGATTACGCCGCGCAGTGCGTCCGTAGCGGCCGAGATAGCGTGCGTATGGCTGCTGGTCGTCACGGCATTGGTGGTGCTACCCGAAAGCGTGCCGGGGGTACCGAGCGTAAGCGTGCGATCCGCGGCAAGGGTACCGCCGCCGGATAGGCCGTTGCCGGCCACGATATTTCGTGTCGCTGGCGCCTTCTCGTCTTGCAGCTTCTTGCCCTGCGCTGCAGTCAGCGCGGCCGAAGTGCTGATGCTGTCGAGCGTATCGATCAGCTGTACGATACCTGCTTCGGTAGTGGACGCAGCAGGCAGCGTCAGCTCGTGGGTGTGGCTGTTCGACGACACCGAGTTGGTGCTGCTTTTCGTAATAGTGCCAGGCGTGCCGAGCGAGATAGTGCGGTTCTCTGCGAGGCTGCCGCCGCCCTGCATACCTACGCCAGCCGTGATGATACGGCTCGTTTCGACCGGAGAGAGGTTGCCCGCATGATACAGACTGGTCCATGCCGACCAGGTACCCGCTGATTTCGCACGCCAGTAAATCGTGCTGCGCCCGCGCTCGAACAGAAGCTGCGAGGCGTTATCGCTGTTGTAGCCAACATGAAGCAACGAATGCCCCGAGCCGCCCAAGGGCGAATTGAGTGCGCCAGAGTTGAGGCCATAGACGCCGCTGGCCGGGGCTAGGTTGCAATCGTTGTTGGGCAGCGCAGCGCCGCTCGGGCCAAGACCAAACGCACCTACGGTCAACAGCGAGCCGCTCGTGACATCCTTATCGTTGGTCTGCCTGTGCGTTTCGTTGAGCAGTTCGACCCAGCTAGTCCAAGTGCCACTGTAGTTGTAGCGAATGAATGCTTTACCGGCCCGATGCCCGCCAATTTGCAAAGCGAACGCCGATGCGTACGCGGCGTGAATCAGGACATCCCCGGCGAGCTTGGAGGGCCACGCGTTCGCTGTGGCGCTGGACATCCGGTAAGTGCCGTTTACCGTGATCTGATTGCAGTTATCGCCGGGTACCTCAACGCCTTGGCCACCCAAGCCAAAGGCGCCAACGGTCATGAGCGCATTCGCGGTCGTATCCATCGGGCCAGTCTGGACGTTGCTTGAGTTCAGAATCGCGACCCACGGCCCCCAGGTCCCGCCGCGAATTCGCCTCCAGGATGAGAGCGATTGCGTCATGGTCGCACTGGCAACCTCCCAGGCGAGCTGAACACCATAAGTGGTGGTGCCCATGAACTGCACAACGGTGCGACCCCCGCTGAAACCCGGTGGGAGGTTGGAAACGCCGGATGCCAAGGTGCCGTAGAAGCCAGGTGTCTTCAGGTTGTTCAGGTCGGTTTCGGCTGACGTTTGGCCGGTCCCCAGACCGAACGCACCGACCGTCATCAGTCGCCCAACGGATGCATCGGCCCAACTGGCCTGCTTGATGAGATCGAGGGTGGCCTGCGCTTCTGACGCGCTGGCATCGTCCAGCAGCCCCTTGGCAAATGCCGTGACGTTGCCGCTGTGAAACAGTTCGCTCCACGCCGACCAGCCAGTGCCGTTGTGCCACCGCACCGCTATCTGCAACGTGGAGCCTAGCGCGGCTCCTGTGGTCATGAGGATCTGGCTGCGATTTGAGGCGCCGCCGATCACTTCCAAGTGATAGCGCACGGAAGCGGACCAGCCTGCCGGAATATTGGTCAACCCGCTGTTCGGCGTAATGAACTTGCCGCCGGTGGTGTAGCTGTTGAGATCTGCCGACGTGCCAATCAAGGCAGCCCCGCCCAGGCCAAAGGCGCCCACCGTGAGCAGCGCGCCGGTGGTGGTATCCGCCACATCGGCCTGCTTCTGCAGGTTCCCGCTATGCCAGAGCTCTTGCCAGCTACTCCAGACACCTGCATTGCAGCGACGAAAAAACATCTTGTCGCTGGTGCGTGAGAGCACGAGCTGCTCTGCGTAGCCGTCAGCGTAGCGCATGTGCAAGCAAGTACTGCCGCTGGAGACTGCCGGCTTGCTTAGCGTTCCGGTGTTGATGTTGTAGATGCCGCCGGCCGCGACGAGGTCCAGATCATCGGATGGGGCTGCGGCGCCCTGCGCGCCTATCCCGAAGCCGCCGACGACCAGCAGCGCGTCCGCGGTGGTATCGGTCTTCGACGTCTGTACGCGAGTCTTGTCGAGCTTTTCATCCTGCAGCTTCTTGCCCTGAGCTGCCGTCAATGCCTGCGACGTGCTGGTACTGGTGAGGGTGTCGTTTAGCCGAACAAGTCCTGCCCGGGATGTGTTACCCGTCAGGCTCTTTAGGCCTGCTGGCGTGACCGCGCGCGTGCCATCGGTACCCGCCTGGGTTTCTTCCGGCGTCGCCAGCTCAACCACGCCCTGGACCGTGGTGGTTGCCGGTGGGTTGATAAAGCTGATGTCACCGAAGGTGATGCTGGTAGCGTTGAGGCTCTCCAGGATGATGTCGGTGGCCAGCAAGAGCGTGGACGGCCCCGCCTTCTGGATGATCCATCCAGATGCGGCAGGCTGGGAGTACACCGCAATCAGCGTGCCCTTGTCGCTGAACAGGCCGAACTCACCCACGTTGTAGCTCGACGAGCTCTCATCCAGAGCCATTACATGAATGGTGTCGGCAGCCACGGCCTGGCCTGCAATCGAGCTCACGCGCTTGACCTGCGCCTGCAGCGCCGTGCGTGTTTTCATGGGCGTGTACTGACCGGTACCGAAACCGATCTCGGTGATGGTGACCGGGCCGGTGCCGGTGTTCTGGGCGTTGATGATCTCGGCGCGGCCGGCATCGGTGATGGTGATAGGTAGTGCCATTACGGGGCCTCAGTGCATTGCAAGCGGCGGTAGATGACTGGCCGGGCAGCGCCCTGTAGGCCGAGGCCTCCAGTGGCGGCCAGGCCGAGTGTGAGCGTGAAGTGCGAGCGCACGGGTTTGGTGCGCTCGATTTCCTTGATGATGTCTTGCTGGTATACGGCGGTGTTGGGTACGCCCGCGCCTAGGGTGAGCACCACCTCGAATGTATGCGGCGCGCCCATAGGCTCGGTTTGCCACCATTCACGCAAAGCCAAGGAGCTGCCGAAGCTGCGCACGACATCGCGCACGCTCTTGGCGGTGCCCTTGCGGCGCTGGATGTCGACCGCCGCGCGAATACGCTCGCGCTTGACTGCCTCGGGCCAGTACGGTTGCCAGCTATCGAGCGAGAGCGTCCAGGCGAGCCAGGGCAGCAGGCGCGCTGGGCAGGTGTCCGGATTCCAGAGGTCGCGCAGCGGTACGGCCATGGTGCCGAGGCGCAGGGTGGCCTGCTCCAGCTTGCGCTCAAGCGGCGAGGCATTGGGCGGTAGCAGGCCTGGCTGATCACTCATCCAGGCCACCATCGGTGAGGTTGATGGCGGTGCAGTAGGACGCGCTCTGGCGGTTGACCACCAGGTTGGCGGTTGGGCTGGCGAGATCCACACGCTGCACGCCTGGTTGGTGCAGCGCTGCGTAGATACCGGACAGCGTGACGTCCAGACCCAGGCGGTGCTGGCTGTTGGTGTAGGCCTCAAGGGCTGCCCGTGCGTTGGCCATGACTACTTCACGGTCCGGGCCGGCGTAGAAGTACAGCGTGGCGGCGACCTGGTACTGGGCAATGGTCGCTGCCTGCACCTGGACGTAATCGGTCAGCGGCCGGACGCTTTCGTCGCTCAGCTTGGCCAGCACGGTGGCGAGTAGCGCCGCGCTCGGCACACCGGTGCCGACGCGCGATAGCACGGTGATCAGCACCTGCCCCGGTGTTGGGCTGATGGCGCTGGCGTCGAGCACCTGCCCGTCCGCGCTCAGCGCGTGGAAGATATAGGCGCCCTCAGGCCCTGCGGTGGACAGCCCTTCCAGTGAGAGCTGGATGCGGTAGCGGAAATCGCTGTCGCTCTCGTAGACGGCGGCGATCGGCGGAATGGCAGTTGGCACCGCGGGGCTGAGCAACAGGCGCTCGACGCCGAACAGTGCGCCGAGGTTGTCC